CTTGGACTAAGCAGAAGTGGAGAACCAAGAGTGGTAAACCATCAACGCAAGGTCCAAAGGCTACAGGCGAAAGGTATCTACCTGCAAAGGCTATTAAGTCTCTTAGTGCTTCTGAGTATGCCGCTACATCACGAGCAAAACGAAAAGGCACTAAGGCGGGTAAGCAGTTTGTGGCTCAACCTAAAAAAGTTGCAGCCAAAGTAAAACCGCATAGGAAGATAACATGACTCGTACACTTACAGAGAATCAGCAGAGGTTTATGGAAGTTCTCTTTGAAGAGGCTTCAGGTGATGTGGTACGTGCTAAGAAGTTAGCGGGTTACAGTGAGAATACTCCTACTCGTATGATTGTTGAATCTTTAAAGGATGAGATATTTGACGCAACTAAAACGTATATGTCTCGCTTGGGGCCTAAAGCGGCTTTTGCTTATTCAAGTGCTTTGGATGATCCTACCCAGTTAGGTATTAAGGAAAAGATGATAGCTGCAGGTCAGGTATTAGATCGTGCTGGTGTTGTTAAGACAGAACGTGTTTCTGTAGAAAGCTCTAATGGTCTGTTTATACTACCTCCTAAAGAAAGTGACGATGACTAAGTACACTAAGAAGGAAGACTTAGGTTATTGGATGTTACCTAAGCCTGACTTTAAGAAAAGACAATGGGAAAAGATCCCTAGATTAACTAAACAATATGTTCCCTTCGGTTATGAGATAGACCCTGAAGATGATTCTTGGTTGATTCCTATAGTTAAGGAGTTAGAACTATTAGAGCTTGCAAAGAAACATGTAAAGCAGTATAGTTATAGAGAAGTATCTGCATGGTTATCCACACAGTCTGGTAGATACATTTCTCATATGGGATTAAAGAAGAGAATAGATGTCGAAAGAAGACGTAAATCAGTTGCTCAAATTAAGCGCAAGCTTGCCCAAAGGTACAAAAAAGCGATCCGGCAGTACGAAACGCTTGAGAAAGAAAGGGTCGGCTACCACACCTACATCCAAGAATAAGGCTAATTCTGTGCAGGAAACAGTACCTGCAACAGTAATATCTGCACCTTATGATGAAGAAGTAGCACAAAACGTAGTATTTAAGCCTAATCCCGGCCCTCAGACACAGTACTTAGCTTCAAGTGAGCGTGAGGTCTTGTATGGTGGGGCAGCAGGCGGTGGTAAGAGTTACGCAACTCTAGCAGATCCTTTACGTAGTTTGAATGACCCTGACTTTAGTGGGTTACTTGTACGTCACACAACAGAAGAGTTGCGAGAGCTTATACAAAAAAGTCAGGAACTTTATCCTAAAGCTATTCCGGGGATCAAGTGGTCTGAACGTAAGAGTCAATGGACTACACCTAGAGGTGGCAAGCTTTGGATGTCTTATCTAGATAGAGATACTGATGTTATGCGGTATCAAGGTCAGGCATTTAACTACATAGCCTTTGACGAACTTACTCAGTGGTCTAGTCCTTTTGCGTGGGACTATATGCGATCACGTTTACGTACAGCTTCGCCTAACTTGAGCTTGTACATGAGAGCAACAACTAACCCCGGAGGCAGTGGCCACTCATGGGTCAAGAAGATGTTCATTGATCCTGCTAAGCCTAACACACCTTTTTGGGCTACAAATATAGAAACAGGTAATAGGCTAGAATTTCCTAGAGGTCACTCCAAAGAAGGTGAGCCTTTATTTAAAAGACGATTTATTCCTGCCAGTTTGTTTGATAATCCTTATTTAGCTGACAGCGGTGATTACGAGGCAATGCTTTTATCTTTGCCTGATCATCAAAGAAAGCAATTACTAGAAGGTGACTGGGATGTAAATGAAGGAGCAGCGTTTCCTGAGTTTAATAGAAAGATACATGTAGTAGATAACTACGATATACCTAGAAGCTGGACTAAGTTTAGATCATGCGACTATGGTTATGGAAGTTGGACAGGGGTTTTATGGTTTGCTGTTACTCCTTCCGAACAACTAGTAGTGTATAGAGAGATGTACGTAACTAAAGTAACAGCTACAGATTTAGCTGATATGATATTAGAAGCAGAAGAAGATGATGGAACTATAAGATACGGCGTACTTGACTCGTCCCTCTGGCATAAAAGAGGTGATACTGGCCCATCACTAGCAGAACAAATGAACATGAAGGGATGTCGCTGGAGGCCCTCAGATCGTTCTCGTGGTTCACGGGTAGCAGGTAAGAACGAGATACATCGCCGTTTGCAGGTGGACGAGTTCACTGAAGAATCCCAACTCGTGTTCTTTTCCACCTGCACTCATACTATAGCTCAGATACCTAGTATTCCTCTAGACAAAAGAAACCCAGAGGATGTAGATACAAACGCAGAGGATCACTTGTATGATGCTTTGCGATATGGTATAATGACACGCCCAAGAAGTTCCTTATGGGATTATAATCCTGCAACATCACGATCAGGTTTTCAAGCATCTGACCCAACATTTGGATATTAAGTATGGACCCTAAAGATTTTGACGATACCTACGAGGAAAACATTGAATCCTCTACATCATCGTTCATTAAAGATGTATCAAATATTGATACACTTTTTGACGAGAAAGTAGGAACTATTACTGGTTTCGTCAGTGAGCGTTATAAAAAAGCAGAGGATGCTAGACTTGTTGACGAAGAGCGTTGGATGCGGGCTTATCGTAACTATCGTGGTATGTATAGTTCTGATGTTCAATTCACAGAAGCAGAGCGTTCTCGCATTTTTGTTAAAGTTACTAAGACAAAAACACTAGCTGCATACGGTCAAGTTATAGACGTATTGTTTGGTAACTCAAAGTTTCCTATTACAGTAGATCCTACAACACTGCCTGAAGGTGTAACTGAAGCTGTGCACTTTGATGCTAATCCTCAAGCAGATCAAGCTAAAGAGGAAATGAATACTACTTTTTCTCCCATGACTACACCTTTTAGTAGTGAGGAAAAACTACAGCCCGGTGAAACTCTTAACGATTTACAAGAGCGTTTGGCGGGTATGAAAAACAAACTGGCTCCTGTAGAAGATAAGTTAGTTGAGGGTGCAGGTACGTTACCTACTAGTGTTACTTTCTTTCCTGCGCAAGTAGCCGCTAAGAAGATGCAAAAGAAAATTCATGATCAACTAGAAGAAAGCGGAGCCAATAAACAGCTTCGCCTTAGTTCTTTTGAACTAGCTCTTTTTGGTACTGGTATTATGAAAGGGCCTTTTGCTGTAAATAAAGAGTATCCTAATTGGGGTGAGGACGGTGAGTATTCTCCTGTAATTAAAACAGTACCTTCTACAAGTCATGTTTCTATCTGGAACTTCTATCCTGATCCTGATGCTGCAAACATGGATGAGGCAGAATACATCGTTGAACGTCATAAGATGTCTCGCTCACAACTACGTGCTTTAAAGGGGCGTCCTTTCTTTCGTGAGAATACCATTGATATCGCACTTAACTTAGGTGAATCCTACGACAAAAAGTGGTGGGAACAGGAGATGGAAGACGATAAGCAAAGTAGTAAAGCAGAGCGTTATGAAGTGTTTGAGTTCTGGGGTTTTGTTGATAAAGATATTTTAGAAGGGTATGACATAGATATCCCTAAAGAGTTAAAAGATTCAGACCAACTCAACGTAAACATTTGGGTATGTAACGGACAAGTACTACGTTTGGTTATGAATCCATTTAAACCTGCACTGATTCCTTATTATGCTGTACCTTACGAAGTTAATCCTTACTCATTCTTTGGGGTAGGCATTGCGGAGAATATGGATGATACACAGACCCTTATGAATGGGTTTATGCGTATGGCGGTAGATAATGCAGTACTTTCGGGTAACTTGTTGATTGAAGTTGATGAGACTAACTTAGTGCCGGGACAGGATATGTCTGTGTACCCGGGCAAGGTGTTTCGGAGACAGGGGGGTGCCCCGGGGCAAGGCATTTTTGGGACCAAATTTCCCAATGTCGCTGGCGAAAACATGCAACTATTTGATAAAGCAAGGGTATTAGCAGATGAGTCAACTGGATTTCCATCTTTCGCACATGGTCAAACAGGCGTTACGGGTGTGGGTCGTACTGCTAGTGGCATTAGTATGCTTATGGGTGCAGCCAACGGCTCTATACGGAATGTGATCAAAAACGTAGATGACTATCTTCTTAGCCCTTTAGGTAAAGCTTTCTTTAATTTTAACATGCAGTTTGATTATGATCCTGAAATTAAAGGTGACTTAGAAGTAAAATCTCAGGGTACTGAAAGCTTAATGGCTAATGAAGTACGCTCACAACGCTTGATGCAGTTCTTGCAAGTTGCACAGAACCCAACACTAGCACCATTTGCTAAGATGGATTATATTATTCGTGAGATTGCTATCAGCATGGATCTTGACCCCGATAAGGTTACTAACTCTATGCAAGACGCAGCTATCCAAGCAGAGATCCTAAAGGGGTTCACAGCACCGCAACAGCCTCCTCAAGGGGTTCCTAGTCCTGAAGGAGGTGCGGCTCCTCAAGCAGCCCCTGAAGGTGCACCACCACAAGGCGCAGCAGATATGAGTGGCGGTGG